GTTTTCTATTATGTCTGAATCAGAACATAGAAAACATCAAGGATTTTTAACATCAGAAGATCGTTATGTTGATAGACGAGAAGCTTGGAAAATCGCAAAAGAAAATAATCAAATCAAATTTGGTCTAAGTAATTCGGATATGAAATTACCAAATGGCTTACAATCAATTGATAATGATGATTTTTTAATTTCTGAAAATTTATATTAATAAATTAAATATTTATTATTTAAATAATTATTTACCATAGAAATTTCATTATAAGATAAATAATTATTATATACTATATATTCAGTAATATAAGCATTGACACCATTAATACCATCACTTTTACTACCAACATTAAGAACATTATTATAAGATAATAATCCAGGATCAAAATCATAACCCATATATGTTCCTAAATTAATATTACTATTATTTATATATAATTTATGCGAAGAATGTGTTCCATTATATTGATGTGTTAATATTTTCCAATCACCAGATAACCAATTATTTGAATTCTTTTTCACACTATAAACAACTTTATTTGTAGATATTGCTTTATCTTCACCAGATAAATAAAACCCAGTAGTATTATCACCAAATTCATACACAACACCATTATCATTGGATTTTATAACAGTAAATATAGTAAATTGATCCAAATATAATGGAATTTTTAAATACTTATTATCCTGAAAATATAATGATGAGTAACCATTAATAGCATTTTCAACAACCGTTGGAAAATAAGAAGTAAAATCTTGTGTAGCATTATTCATTTTTCCACTAATATCAATCCAATTATAAACTAAACCGGCATCTAATCGAATATTTTTTGTACTCGAATCACTCCAAAATTCTATTCCATTAATTCTATTCGGTTTCCAAGCAGTTTTTAAAATTTTATTATTCCAAACTAATACTTTATTATTGTGATTAAATATTGACATTATTATTAATTATTTTTTTAATATCATCATCAAATTTTATTCTGACTAATTTTATACCATTATCTTTGCAAAAAGTATTTTTGATATTATCATTTATTTTCGTTTGTTCTAATTTATGCCAAACTTTATGTTCTCTAAAATGTTGTTCTCCATCAAATTCTATACACATATTTAGACCTGGTAAATAAAAATCGAAAGGTAATTTTCTTTTATTTTTACAATCATCAAATTTATGTTGTCTTATGAAATTAATATTTTTATCAGTTAATATTGCTGTTATTTTATTTTCACCTTTACTATCATTGCATTTTGAACAACCACAACCTCTTAAATGATGTTCAGGTGTTTGTAAAAAAATACCATGTTTAGGACAAATAATTTTAATTTTTTGTCTTGTGCTATTATATTCAACTAATGAATAATCATACTTATCATAGTGTATTTTTTTTGATCTTTCAATAAAATCATTAGTAGTAATATTTTTATTCGCACATTTTGGACAACCTTGTTTATTATCAATATGATTTGATGGTGTCTGTTCAAAAACTCCATGTTCAGGACAAATTATTTTTATTTTTGTTGAATTATTTATATATTCAACCAAAGAATAATCATATTTATCTTTGTGAATATTTTTTGCTTTATTAATAATATTTTTTATTTTATTTATTTTATAACATATAGGGCACCCCATACTTAAATGTGAATTTAATAATTGTTCAAAAATTCCATGAACCGGACAAATTATTTTTACTTTTTTATTTATATTTTCATAATTAACCAAAGAATAATCATAATCATATAATCTTTTACACTTATCAATAATATTACTTTTTCTAAGATTTGCATTTGCACATTCATGACAACCTTTACCTTGTAAATGATTTAAAGGACTTTGTAAAAAAATACCATGAACAGGACAAATTATTTGTATTTTGGTTGAATTATTTATATATTCAACTAGAGAATAATCATATTTATTCTTATGAATTATTTCAGATTTTTTAATAAAATCTTCTACAGTTGATTTTTTTCTTCCCATATAATTTACTATCTTTGTATTTCTATATATTAAATAATTAAAGATGAATCAAAAAATTATTTTTTATTTAAAAACATTATTACTATTATTGTATAAAATTAATAAACTATAAACAATGAACGAAAATTTAAAACAAGTTACTAATAAACATTTTGGTGCATTACCTATTACTTATATAGAATTGAACTACTTAAAACAAAGAGAAGATATTCACGAAAAATTGTCTCGTGCAATTATAGAAATGATTACATCTTATAATTTGCCTTATTATGGTGAATTTTCTCAGTTTATTAATTTTTGGGAAGCTAAAATTGGCACTTGTGGCGTAAACGTAACAAATAAGGGTATGAATTTCTACTGGGACCGTGAATGGATTGATTCTCGTAATAACAGAGAAATAATTTTTACTATTGTGCATGAAATTTTTCATTTGTTGTTCTCACACCAAAAACGTGGTGTTGGTTATGATAAACGTATTGCAAACCTTGCCGCAGATATGATTATTAATTCTATTATACATGGTGATTTAATTATTGGTGAAGGTCTTTCAAAAATGATTGAAATTCCAAAAGATAAAGACGGAAATAATACAGTCATTTTCTTACCAAAAGAATATGATGGATTTCCAATTTTTGAAGATGTGTATGCTTGGTTATTAAACCAATATAATGATTATAGAAACAAAAATTCACATAAACAAACAAAAAAAGATATCAAAGTAGATAAAGATGGTAACATTACTATCGATGGTAAAAAATATTGTGGAAAATGTGGTCAAGAAATGAAAGACGAAAAAGATGGAAAAGACGGTCAAGAAAATGATGGAAAAGATAGTCAAGGAAAAGATAGTCAAGGTGGAAAAGACGGACAGGATTCTGGTAACAAGTGTCCTAATTGTGGACAAGAAAAAGGTCAAGGACAACAAGGCGAAAGCGATGGTGAAGGCGAAAGTCATAGTGAAAGTGATGGTGAAAGCGAAGGAAAAACACCTGGTAAAGGATATGGACAGAATGGTAAATCTGGTGAAAATGGTGAAAATAGTGTAGATATGTATCCGATTGAGAAATTCTTTGAAAACATTGATAATAATAAAGGTCAATCATTTGATATTCATTTTGATGATGATGTATCAGAAGAAGCAAGGAAACAATTTGTTGAATCAACAATGGAAAAATTGAAAACAAGAGGTTTACAAAGTGGCACAGTTGAAAAAATTCTTAACAAATTAAGAAAATCTCGCAAAGATCATTTAAAAGAAATTAAAAGAAATCTTTCTAATGATATATTTGGTAATAAAAAACAGAAATCAATCACAAAATTAAATCGTAGAGGAATATGGGGATTGAAAGGACAAAGAAAATTTAAAACAAAAATTAATTGTATTTTAGATACATCAGGTTCTATGAATGGTGAATTTGAAAGAGTTTTATCATATATCTTTCAGAATGACATTGAAATTAATTTAATTCAGTGTGATACAGAAATTAAAAGTTTTGTATCAATTAAGCAAAAACGTGAATTAGAAAAAATGCCTATCAAAGGATTAGGTGGCACAACACTTACGCCTGGACTTCAGTATATTGCAAGTGATAAAAATCTAAATAAATGTAATAATGTTATACTTACAGATGGATATACAGATAGTTTAGATTTTACTGGTGTAAAAGGAAATACAATAATTTTATCAACTAGCACTCAGTGTCCGATATTTAAAAGTAATAGTAAAATTCGTCAAATTATTATTGATAAAAGTCAGAATAATTAAAAAAAACATTTATCTTTTTTCGAAGAATTTATCTTTTTCTTAGTCACACAAAGATTTGAAATGTCGCCAATTTCTATTGGTGACATTTTATTTTTAAACCCATATAAAATAGAAATTTTGTGATCAATTGTTGGATATTCTGCACTATTTGGTTTATGTGAAAAATTTAGTTTAATATATTCATTATCATAAAAATCCATGCCATTCCAATTTTCAAATAGAATTTTGACGTTTTTCCTGGAAATATTTAAAACTTGTCTTTTATACAAATAGAAATCATTATGATTAATCTTTGAATTTTTTAATTTGGTGTTTTTTCGTTTTAATATTAATTCTGGAACTTCACCATTATGTTTATAATTATATTTTTTTAAACAAGTTATTTCTGATTTGATTTTATAATCAGTTGTTTGACTATAACTTTCTTTGTTATATAATTTAATATTAGTAAATTTTCTTTTTAATAAAATAGATATTTTATCATTTTTATATTTCTGAATGATACTATTTTTAATTTTTAATTTTATATTTTCATTTTCAGAAGCATTTTTAAAACCATATTTTTCTATACAAGTATTTTCTTTCTTTGCTTTTATTTTTAAATTCTTTAATGGTATCAAAATACCATATAATTTCATCATCGTGACGTTAAATTTTGTTCTATTATTATAATTTTCATCATTATAACGCAACTTTTTTGTTTCTTTTATCAATAAAATTGCACAATCTTTACAAAAATATTTTTGACTTTTTTCAATGGTTCTTATATAATCTTGGTATTTTATATTTGTAATTTTTTTACAATTATCACAAATGCAATTAACTTTTATATTAGACGATTTAGTTAATTCGGATGTTTTAATATTTAATTCTATTCTACATTTTGCATCATAACCTAAATTTCTATAATGATTTATACTATGATTATTTGGCTTTATGATTATATTTTCTTCGATTAACATATCTTATATATAATTTTTTCAAATGTCAAAACAATTTTTTTATTTTTGAATAAAATATTATATTTACAAAATAAAGTAACAAAAACTAAAAAGTTATGATAACAAAGGAAGATTTAAAGAGCATAAAATTTTATGGTGATAATGGGTTATATACATATGATTTTGATAGGATTTATTTTGATATTAAGACACAATCTTTATTAGATATTGATGAATCAGGGTTCGATGATGATTTTGTTGTGGGTAATTTTACTCACAAAACTTTAGAAGAATTAATAGATATGATTTATATTTATTTTAAAGTTGATGTTACTAATAATTTTGATGAACCAGATATAGAAATCTTTTCTGAAAATGATATAATGAACGCAATACACAAAATTGAATTAGAAGATAATAAAAATTATTCTATTTTATTTCAAAGAATAAAAAAACATTTAAAAACAAAATTTATAAGATAATTATGGAACAATTAAAAGAAGATATTTTAATAGAAAATAAAAACAACGATATTAAACATATTATTGTTTATAATGATGATGTTAATACATTTGATCATGTTATCGAATCATTGGTGGACATTTGTAATATGGATATAATAGCCGCAAATCAGTGTTCTTTGATAATTCATTATAAGGGTAAGTGTGATGTTAAGAGTGGTGATTATGAAGAATTGAAACCAAAGTGCTTAGAATTACTGAATCGTCAAATTAGTGCTAAAATCGAATAACATGGTTTCATTTGAATAAGTTGATTTTTTTAACTACTCAACAATTAAACTTGCACAAGAATCTATAAATCGTAATAAAAAGATATTAAGAAATCAAAGACTGTGTACTTTATCACATATTATACTTACTCTTTACTTTTTTTGTTCAATATTTTTTAGCAATATGTATTTTTTAGCAATAACTCAAATAGTTGTATGGTCGATTAATTTGGTACTTGATTATTTCATAATTAAAAAATCGAAAAAAAGTTTGAATAATAGTTATATAGAATATTATAAAACATTGAAGAAATATGATAATGAAACATATGTGAAAGTTATGAGAAAAAAGAAATTAGAAAGGGTAATTTTATGAATAATATAAACTTTGAAAAAAGAAATTAGAAAGGGCAATAATATGAATTATTTTTTTGAAATGCAATCTATGACATATAGAAATACAATCTTATATAATAAACAACAAATTAAAAATGATAAAATTTGGTTAATATTTTTTATATTCATAGTTATTTGTGCTATCATTTCTGCTATTTTTATTTATTCTTATCAAGAATCTTCATTAGTATCTCCATTATATTTTTTGCTTATTTTATTTTCATTTACTGGTATTCCTGGTATTTTTATCACAATTAAAAGTATAAAAGAATATAAGCAAAAAGTTATTGAAATAAGCAAAAATTATGAAAATCATTTAAAATGCACTAATAATAAACAATATATTAAATATATGAGAGAAAAAAAATTAAAAAGAATAACAGAAAAAAAAGTTAATTTATGTTAATTAAAAGATATAATTACGAAAGAGAAGGTAACGATGCATGGTTAAAAGACTATATTACTATATATTTGAATGATATAGATGGATTATATATTAGTCACAAAAAAAGATGTAGTGGATGGAACGGTGAAATAAATGAAAATAATACACTTATATTGGATGAATACGACTTGGATAAATCTCAAAAATCATTGAATGAATATCTTTATGAACATAACCTTGAAGATGGTATCGTCATAAAATTGAATGAAATAATACCTACTAATTGGTTAATAAAATGAAATTTTTAATACAAACAGAAAATAATAAGGTTGTACATGATTTTAGTTTTACACTAATTAAAAGCTGTGAATATCAAAATTGGTTAAACAATCCTATTAAATATAGGTTAACAAATGAAAAGATATATCCAAATTATATTCCTATTGGTTCAGTTGAATTTGTTTTAAATTACATATCTACATATTACAATATTGAAATTAAGCCAAAAAATGTACCAGAAGAATTAATGGACTATTATTTTACTGGTAGAAAGATAATTAATGGAACGGAAAAAGATATTGTTGGTGAAAAATTTGTAAAATCAAATGATAAAATTAAGTCATTTACTGAAATTTGCACTTTGGCACCAATTGGAAATTATCAAATATCTGATATAATTGATATAGATAGTGAATGGAGATGTTTTGTATATAATAGTAAATTGGTCGGGTTACAAAATTATTCTGGTGATTTTACAAAATTTCCAAATGTTGAAAAAATATTAAAAATGATTTCATTATATACAAAATGTTCACCCGCATACACATTAGATGTTGGCATATGTGATGATGATACAGTGATTATAGAAATACATGATTTCTTCTCTTGTGGACTTTATGGATTTGCTGATCATCGAATATTACCTTTTATGTTTTCAAGAACTTTTAATTCACTTATAAATGAAACTATATAAAAAAGAAACTGGTAAAGAACCTTACATAAATGGTATTGCAACTGATGATTATATTCAGTGGTTAGAATTATTTGTGAAAAATAATTATGACCCTGCTATATTAAAATGGATAAAAACTATGTTCAAACATGCAAAATCAAGAAAGTGGAATGTAGTTTATTTTACATTTGATTTACATGGAACTATTTCTTGTCCTGACTACAGAAAAAAAGTTAAAAAAATTCAATATTATACTTATGCAAAAGAAACATTGCAACTTTTAAGTAAAAGAGAAGATATTAAAATGATATTATGGTCATCATCTTATCCGGAAGAATTGGAAATTTACAAAAAACAATTTGAAAAAGATGATATAATTTTTGATTTTGTTGGTCAAAATCCTGATATAACAGATTCAAAAGGGGCATTTGGTTATTATGAACATAAACATTATTTTAACGTTTTATTCGAAGATAAAGCGTCATTTGATCCAAATGATTGGCATAAAATATATAAATATTTTTTAAATCAAAAATATCGACCCAAAGAAAAATGGACTTTAAAATATAAAGAAGATTATCATAAAAAATAATAAAGAATTATGTTTGTACGCAAAAATCTGGATAATAATATAAAAACTGGTAGAATAACTTGTTTTTTTAAAAATAATAAAGATAGGGTACTTCACCGTCTACCACATATATCTTTAGAATGGTTGTTAAAATTTGCACCATTAAATTTCAATATTAGTTTTGATGGTGTTGAACGAAGTTATATTTTTAAATTTTGGTTTATTTGGGTATTCTATTTATCATTTGAAAATATTTTTAAATATTATCCTAAAGAATGTGTAAACAGTGGATATTTAAATTCAGCAACACGAAATATTGGAATCAATCAATATGATTTCTATATAAAAATATATTTTTGGCATGATGGGGAATGTGATGATTATGATAAAAATACAAGACCAAAATTTTTTAAAGATAAAAAGATATTTTATAAAAGGGTTGATTTAAATTTAAAAGATAAAATTATTGGACCATATTGTTATCATACCATAGAAGAAGATGATTTCGTTCATTCTCTTCAATTACCAGAACATAAATATAAAGTTAAAGTTCATTATAGATATTGGCATTTGAAATATAAGAGATTTCCTTTTTTAAATAGAAAAGGAAAATCAATTATGTTTAAATCTAAAATCAAAATTAGTGAAAATTGTAAACTTGGTCCATTTTGGGTAACATTAAAAGATAATCAAGATATAACAATTGCATATAACAATTATTTAAAACAAATATTAAAACATAGAATGCCTAATTGGATCCCACTTAAATATAAAAAAGAATATTATCGTAAACTAAAATTGGAAAGAATTTTATCAGATAAATAATTTTATATATAGTGGATATGAAACATTTGAAAAAATTTGAAGATATTTACTATCCAAATAAGATGGTTAAAATTGCTCAAGATGAATTAAAAAAACATAAGGGTGGTGATATATATTTTAATAAAATTGATTCAGTATTAAAATTAACAAAAAATATTGATGTTATAAAAGAAGTATTTAATCAAATCAAAGCAGATAATAAAAATTTCAACATTGTTTTGACTGGTGGTTTTGGTGATTGGATTTTATCATTGATAAAAAAAAGAATTTTGAATGTTGATGGTAATGTTGTTATGATTAGTGGATCGCTACGAGGAACGAATAATAAACTTGGTAAAATTTCAAAAGGTAAAGATATTGAAATTTTATATAAGAAATTTGATATTGAAAATCAAGAATTTATCTTATTTGATGATTCATTTTATTCTGGTTCTACAAAAGATGCAATAGAAAAATATTTAAGGAAATTTAATTCAAATATAGTAAAAACTTATGTTCTTTATGATGGTAATGATGAAAAAAATCCAAAAATCAAATCATTATATAGATATTACGATTATCATAAAGGAACTATACAGAAAGTTGACATTTTATTAAATTATTTAGATTCATTAAAATTAGATATTCCACAAGATATTTTAACAAAGAAAATTTTAAACAAAGAAATTCAAACAATAATGGAATTAAATAATGAAATAAATAAAATATTACATAAATTCGGAAAACCAAATATAGACAAATTAAATCATAAAGAAATATCTAAAATTATTAAAACATTTGAAAACTTTGCAGCAATAAAATAATATATGTTTTATAATTAAATCTAAAACATGAAAAGAAACATTTTATTTAAAGCGAAAACATTCGACAATGAATGGATTGAAAGTATGACTATTAGAAAGTCTATATATAGTGATTACAGAATCAATGATGATTTATATTTATTTGTTGATGAAAAATGGATTAAATGTTTACCTGAAACTTTATGTGAATTCACTGGTAAAATAATTCCGTTAGAACATCCAATGTTTTATGATTACCTTCAACTTTTTGAGAATGATATTTTTTCGGTAGGTGAATATAAAACAAAATATGTTGTAAAAATGGAGAATTATCAGTGGATTGGAATATCAAACGAGGGAGATGACTATGGTTCATATAAATATCATTTAAATACAAAAGAAAAAATTACACTTCATGGTAATGCAATAGATAACCCAGAATTAATTTTTACAAAGTAAATCACCGGCAGAACTTGAAGCATAAGCATTTGGCTTTCCTACGACTTTAAATCCCATACCACAAAACATACCCATAGCAGAATTATATAATTTATTTGATTTATTTTGTTTTGTAGAACCTTCGTCTGGGTTAAAATCTAAATGAATGATTGGAATACGATATGGTTTACTACCATCATATTCATTTCTATCATGTTCAATTTTATATTTATCTGTTAATTTTTCATCTAACCAAAATCCTAATTCCATCAAATATTCGACTTCATTCCACAATTTAGTAATAATAAAATCATTTAATGGCATATTAAAATTTTCATAATTGGAATGTTCTATTTTATCGAACTCCCATTGAGATGTTCTTTTATTCTTTTTCAGATAACCTTTTGGTATAGTTACTCGTTTAAATATATAATGTGCGCCTTTATGTTTATAATCATCATATAAAACTATCGTTAAAGCATATATAATAGAACGACTTTTCGATTGCGAATCACAACCAATACAAATTTGAACATTAGAATTTGGATTATCTTTACTTTGATATTTAATATATTCTAAAATGTGTTCTACTACGTCTTCTATTTGTTCTCCACCGAATTTTTTAAAATAATTCTTTTTCATTTTATGCAAATTGTTTTATTGACTAATATCGAAATTTTTGCGATTTCCGTCAATTTGAAATCATATGTTCCAGATAAATACAATTTTAATGTTTGTTTATCAATATTTAATTTTTTACAAATTTCTTCCTCTGTTGTTGTATTATAAGTAAAATAATTTATCAATAAATTTGAAAGATATAATGATGTATTTGAAAATATCCGTGAACTTTTAGTTGTTAATAATAAATTATTAATTCTTTCATTCATAATTTTTAATTTCGTATAATGCTCAATCAAATCCATTTCATCCTTTTGAGTGTGAGGCACTAAACCATCATATAATACTTCACCTGTTTCATCGTTTGTAATAGTCAATCCATCAAAATAAATAACAATGGAAAAATTATCTTTATTCCAAGAATATAATCCATTTTTTTCAAATCCAAAATCTAATAATGTCTTTTCCATAATTTTTATATATAATTTTTAATTGGTCTTAAATTTTTTTTATTCGAAAATTTATAGTATCATTATTGAATAAATGTATCTAAAATGGGAAAAACTCTAAAACAAAAATATATAGAAGAACGTGATGGTATTGTCATACCAAAACGTTATCAAAGAAAAAGAAAAAAATATTCTAACAATTTTAATGTTATGTTTAATTTTTTCTTGGATTCATATCGTAAAGATATATTGACATTTTGTGGTGTTAATGTGGAAGTTGATTTTGATATTAATGCTGAAGAATCTAAATATGTTTTTAGAAGTTATGATAATGGTGATTTTAAATTTAAAATTCCAATTACAAGACATCCAAATATTTTGAAAGCTGTTATTATTGGTAAAAAATCATGGGGCTTATTTTTACAAGAATGGACAGATGGTATTACAGAAGGTCTTTTCACCCGGCAAGAAATATTTTATGAATTTGAAAAAGTTGGTATAACTATTCCAGATTCTTTACTACAAGATTTTTATAATGTTCTTTATAAGAAATTTAAAAAGAAATATCATTGGTAAAAATTATGCTGTGATGAATGATAGATACATCATAGACCCTTGGGTGTTTGATAATTTTAATCGAAGTGTTTTTGATTTACAAAACAAAAATGATGAAGAAATAGTTAGATACTTATATGGTGATAAAAATAATTGGACTGATATTACAAATAGAATAGAAAACTTCAAAGATATGTTTCCAACATACGAGATATTATTAGAATTTTACAAAAATTTTAAACTTTAATATAAATCTTCTAAATCATCTTCATCATATTTATTAAAAAGACTATTAGCATCAATATCATCAACTATAAATTTGCTACTTATTTTATAATCAATGTAAATACCATGAACAAATAATGGATCCTTTTGATAATCTTTTAAACATTTTGAATCTATTTTAAAAATTACATACTTATCATTATCTTCTCTATATGAACTAAAATTAATAGACAAATCATATGCAGCTATCAATGATGTCGCAAAATATAATCTATTTTTAAATTTTTTACCATTGATTGATGTACCATCTTTTGGAATAAACCCTTCTTTTTTAATCTTTTTAATATTTTTATCAGGAGTTACATGATAAATATAATCGCCGATATTGTAACCGATAGCATCACTTTTTAAAAAGTTTTCAAATTTTGTTTTCATCATCGTATATATTATTTTTTATTTTTGAAAAATGTTTGTATCTTTGTGGAAATTTTAAAAATAAAAAATTATGTTAGATAAGAATATTATAAGATTTTGTGAAGTGATTTCACAAATAAATGAAGGAAATAAAGAATTAAAAAAAGTTGATATCATCATTTTATGATGGTGGTTATTCATTTGAACATTGTCACAAAATGGAAATAGATGATTTATTTGATTTACAAAATGAATTAAAAGAATTATTAAAAATCATAAATATCTGAAATTTTAAAAGAAAATTTAATCGCAATAAAATAAACAAAATAGAAAAAAATCATTATATAATTAAAATATATAATGAACGTTCTTTAACATATTGGGGCAGATTTAGGTTTAGACTGTATTTCAATTAGTATAGTAAGCAAGTATCGCATCGTTGATAAGCGATTAATAAATTATTGATAGAAATTTTAAATGACAAAGGTCAATTCAACACTTTAATTCCATCAATTGTTCTAAGTGCCGTTGAAACACTGAACAATGTTGAAGTAATCTAGGATTACTTGGGTGTAAAAAATGCGAAAAAGTAGTACCTGATGCATTGCAGATGGTATATAGGATGTTTCAATTCATCCATTAAAATTTAATTTTATAAAGATTTTTGAAAAAAAATCAAATTGTAAACGCAAAAATTCGACAAAAAACATCAAAATTATTTAAGGAATCCATAAATAAAATTTAGATGTAAAAACAACAGGATTCTATTTTGATTATTTAGATAAAATAATATAAACTTGTAATGAAAACTGTAATGGTTAATATTAGGACGTGGGTTCGAATCCCGCCTGCTCCACGATTTCCCACGGGAAATGATCTGGTTGTTCACAATACCGTAATTTGTGAAAAAAGTTCATTATGAAAATAATGAGCTTTTTTATTAAAAATAACCTTTAAAAATAAATATATGAACAATTTAAGTTGGTTTAAAAATAAATTAATTATAGGTGCTTTTCCATATAAAGTGAATACTGAATTTGATGGTAATGGTATTGACATTGTTATAAATGTATCTGATGAGTGGTATCCTGAAGTTGAAAATCAATTACAAGAAACATTCATTAAAACCTATTGGTTTCCAATGAATGAACATAAACATAGTATTGGATTAAATTCTATATATGGTGCATTGTGTATATTGAAAAGAGCTGAAGAAAGAAATTTGACAGTTTATTTGCATTGTCATGCTGGTATGAATAGAAGTCAAATTGTAAGATGTTGCTATTATTATATGATAAGTGGTGAACAACTTAATCATTTTTATTGTTCATATATAAATCCATTAATTTCAGCTTGTGAACGAAATTATTTACCATCAAGAACATATATTGAAAAATTTTTAAGGAAATTAAATAAACAAATTGATAAATTTAGTGGTACATATAGTGGAATATTAGATAATTGTAAATTAATAAACGAACAAGAATAAAATTATGAAAACATTTTTAAAAACTTTAAAAGAAATTAATATTAAAAAGGTAAGAATTGAAGCAGCTATTACACATGGCGATGATGAAATTCCATATGATTTTCCATTGAGAAAAGGTGATATGTGGATTGCTACAATTGATATAGATGAAGGAAAAATATTGAATTGGACCGGTGGCAAAGAACATTTATTTATCAAAGTTTGTGATATGGGTTCTTATTACTTATTAGATGAAAATGATAATGAAGTTATTATCAAAGAAGAAGATTATGTTCCAAATGATTTAATTCCAGGTGAATACGGTGATTACATTGATTTATATATTAATGAAACCGGAACGATAACAAATTGGTATTCTCAACCATCATTAGATGATTTTCAAGATTTTGATGATGAATAAAATTAAAAATTATTAATGAATATAAGCAAATTAGAATTCAAAAATATCAATTCATATGGTAATAATCTACAAGAAATTACATTTGACGATGATGGTGGATTGGTTCTAATTTTAGGAAAAAATGGTTCAGGAAAAAGCACCATCAAATCTACATTAGAATTATGTATATTTGGTAAAGTTCAAGGTAAATCAGGAAAGAGACTCGCATTAACCAAATTACCAAATCGTAGGAATTTATCTTTATATGCTGGTGTTTATTTTAAGAATCATAATGATGACAATATCATTATGAAAAGATTTATTCAACCAAACAATTTCGAAATGTTTTTTAATGATGAACCATTTACACAACGTTTTAAAATCATAACAGAAAAGGAAAGAGAAAAAATCATAGGTTATTCTTTTGAAATTTTTAAATCATTCATATCACTTAATATGAATGATTTTAAAAATTTTATTTCTTTATCAAAAGAAGATAAAGAAAATTTACTCAATAAATTATTTAATTTAAATGAACTAGATATTTTATATTCAATAGTAAAAGATTTAGATTCAAATAATCAAAAACTGATTAATGAAATAGATAATCTTATTTATAATAATGACCAAACAATATCAGAATATCGACAAACTATACAAAATGTAAAAAATACAAAAGAAATTTCTAGGGAAGAAAAATTAAAACAATTAAAACGATCAATTTTAGATAAAAAACCAATATATACCGATTTAGAAGAAAAAATTAAAAATTGTGATGATGAAAGAAATGTTTCTAATTCAAAGTTATCCAAATTAAATACTCTAAAAACTAATAAACAACTTGAAAAAACAAAACTTCAGGTTGAAATTGAATCTTTACAAGAAAAAATTGAACAATATAATACAGGAATTTGTCCAATTTGCAATACAGATTTAACTGATGGTAAACATGTAGAACATCTTCATGAAATGTTAGAAAAAGTTTCAATTAAAGAAAAACTTATAATAGAATGTAATACATATTTGAATAGATGTATTTTAGAAGATTCAAAAATAAAGAATAATAATGAAAGAATCTATAAAGAAAAATCAAAATATCAAAATGAATTATCTATTTTAAAATCAGATTTGGCTATCTTAAATAATGAATATAAAATATTATTAAATACCACATCAGACAATACTATTGATATGTTGGAAAATAAAATTATAGATTTGAAAAATATCAATAAACAAAAAAATGATATTTTATTAGATTTGAATAAAAAATCAAGAAATTATGATGAATTAAAAAAGATATTTTCAGTTGATGGTATCAGAACATCTATGATAAAAAATGCTTTAATACCGATAAATGAATATCTTACTGATTTTCTAAAATTATTAAAATCTGAATATAATGCGACATTGGATGAAAACTTTGATGCTAAAATATTAGAATTGAATGTATTGGACATTGATTCTGAGACATTATCAAAGGGTGAGGATAAAAAAATCAATATTGCAATTGCATTGTCATATTTAAAATTTATTTTAACTATGAAACATTCTAATATTATGTTTTTAGATGAAATTTTTGATGGTGTTGATCCGAATAATATTATATTAATGTTAAATGTATTAAAAACAATTGCAAAAGAATACAAAATAAATATTATGATAGTTCATCATAATATTGAACAAATCGCAGATATAAAGATTTTCGATAAAATAATTAAGGTCGAAAAAGATATATTTTCCAATATAGAAATTATTAAAAATTAATTTTTTTATTATAAAAAATCATGTATCTTTGCATTATGAATTTAGATAGTTTAGATAGTTTATAAATTAAAAGAAATTAGTGACCTACGATTCCAACAATTAGAAAAAATGTCTAAAACAGATCCAGATAGAGCAAATTTAGTTAATGAATGTAGTCAGAAATAAAATGAAAGTTATTTTTCCAAAAACTGGATTAAAAATGATAAAAACGAAAAATTAATCTGGTGTACTAAAATTTTCTTTGTTCCAAAATTTTGGATTTGGTTGTATTAATCTTTCTTTTCTAATTGTTTCAGCTCTATTTTGCTGAAGAATATAATTTTCCCAGAATACTCTTTTTATTTCAGTTGTAATAGTTTGTCCTTGGGAATAATTATAATTCTGTAATGATAAACTAAAATCATTAGTAGGTCTTGGTATATTCAAAGAATCCCAATCAATATCATCATCATTATCACAAGTAATTAAATCATCAATATCTATCATAAAAATAGGGTAATATGAACTTACTTCCAATGAAAATTTTATTATTTTTTTTCTATCTGAATCCATTGTAATTTCTCTAGGAATTTCTATAGATTTATCATCTGGTAATTTTAACATTGCATCTATTTTTAAGCCATAATAATCTATACTGAAAAACATATAATTATAAAACATGTCCATTAATTTCGTTGATACAATATCAACTTCTTTGTATGTGTCTAATTTAATTTCGATATCATAATTTACAGAAACTGGAACTGCCTTTACCTTTGATATTACACGTCTCAACGTACCATTAATATCGGCTTTTTGTGATAAATATTGATTTGGATTCGCAAATTCATCAGATCTCGCATTAAATCCTTGAAATGTGATAGAACCTCGTTGAAATTGATCAGTGTTCATATTGACTCTAACATCGACAATATCATCAACAAATGCATCAAATATAAATCTTTCTTCACCAGTCAAAGACGTATAAAATGGTAAAAATACTCGCTTTCTACCAGTGTCGCCATCATTTAATGGTTGAAAATAATTTATCCATCTTATTTGCTTACTCATAGTTTTTGCTAATGCAACTGTTATTTCCCTAAAAAATTTATTGTCGTAATCTCTAATTGGTTCTATCATGATATTTTTATTTTTATATATAAAAAATTAATATATACAAAATATGATAACAAATTTTAAAAATTTTTCAGGAATAATTGCTGTTGAATTAAATGGTGAAATGTTAAATTTTCGTTTGAAATATAATGAAAATATATTACCATTTGAAATATCATTATACCTTGGTGATAATAAATATGCTGATTTAAGTGTAATTATACCAGAATCTAAAAAACTATCTAAAAAAGAATTTTTTATGAATCCGGAAATTGAACAAAAAATTATCAAACAATTAAAAATAGAAAATTTTATCGCTGAAAGTGGTAAAGAAAGTGTTGCAGGTGAATACAAAACAAAATCATATATTTTAGTCTAATGGAAACTACATTTAAATATTTCTTAATATTAGAGAATAGAAAAGATGATTTATATAAAAAATTTCAACAATTAGGTGATATTGGCGAAGAATTATATAATACTGATACTACTCCAAATAAAGCTTATTTAGATTGGTTATTTAAATTTTATTCTGACAATAAATCAGAATTAGATGAAATAAATAATTTACCTGATATTATAAAAAATTCGATCAATAAATATCACAACAACTATCTTTATTTCATCAAACAAGGTCTACCAATAACAAACATAAAAACAATAAAACAGTTAAGAAAAACTCTTGATAAAAAAGATCATTTCGATGATGTAGAAAAATATGATAAAAATGATGTTATTATATGGATGAATTCTCTTGAATGGTTGGTTTTTCAACCATATACATATAAAATTTCTCAATTAGCATATAGAAAAGATAGAAAGAAAAATTGGTGTACAACCCATGTTAAAGAACATTTCAAAGGTTATTTCGGATATAAAGGCGCAATATTATACTGTACAAATAAATTAGATTCAAAACAAGACATTGCATTTGAATTACTACCAAATTGGACTATGAAAGTTTGGGATTATAAAGATGATACAAATATAACTGCATCATTATATGAAATGAAACATCAATTTGAAGAAAATACTGATATTTATAATTTGTTCGATGAAATTGAACATGAAATTAAAATACCAAAATTTACTAAAGAAGAATTACAACAACGGGTCAAAAATTATTATTCTGATTTGGATATTACAATTGATGATGATATCTTGTATGATTTTATTGAATCTGAAGGTATTCTATCAAATTATAATGATACACAAATATCATTTTATATAGAAAATACAGCAGATCTCGCAAGTGAAGATCCAGAATTAACCATAGAATGGTTAAAAAAACATGTAAATGTAAATAAATTATGTAATTATTTTGGTTGTGATTTAGATGATTTAGATGAATATATGAATGATGACATGAACTATATTACAGATTTATTAGATAATTTTAAGATTCCTTATAGAAAATTTGTGGAAGATAATTACACTAAAATAGAGTCAGAAGAAATTGTTAATCAATTTTTTAATAAAAACGAATTTATAGATACTTTTCTATCAGTTTCACAAAAAGATAAATTAAAAGAATTACAATTAATAAAAATGACAAAAGATTTGTCTTATGATGATATGATAAATATATTATTTCAATGAACTACACACAAACTAAAGATTTGTGTGTTTCCTTGAAATTGGTGGCACAAAGGATCAAAAGATTATATTGCTATACAACGATATAATGATTCAAATGAATTTTTCTTATCAGAAAGTTATGTTGAAGAAATAATTATATTAAATAATACCATAGAAATTATTAACAATACAAATAAAACACAAAAAGAAATTTATATGACCCGTCAAAGAAAACAACACTGATCAACGGACTTAAAACAAAAACACGGTGAGGCGTTTCCAGTAGGAAAGTCTATGAAACGTGAAACACATTAGTCTTTAGCTAATGTGTAGTTCATATAGTAAAAAAACAAATAATGTAAAAACAAAATAAGTAAAAAATGATATTTTTTATTTAATATATAAAATTAAGAAAAATATAATTTTATAATTTTATAAAACAAAAAATAATTAAAAAATATGCCATTACCACATTTTACAAACATAGCTTCTCACAACAAGGTTTGGGAACCAGTGTATAAAAATTTATATGAGGTTGTGATAATTCTACCAGAAGCAATTAGAGATTTACATGAAAATTATCAAACTCTATTGTTAGAAAATACTACTAAAATAGCATTTCCAACATATCCTGAAATTGCAACAACTGAACAAAGATTCAAATATTCAACTAGAAAATTCTTACTATTTCCAGAATCAACATCGACTGAATTTAGTATCGATTTTAATATGAATCAAAATGATGCTTACCAAGTTTTCCAATTTAGAATGATGAAAGACTGGTATGACTTAGTTTGGAATAATGAAGATGGATCAGTTCACTATAAGAAAAATATCATTTCAGATATTGTTATTCATGCACATGATAAAGAAGGTCACGTAATTAGACGAGTAACTTATCATAATGTACAGATACAAGGATTTACTGGTTGGGAAGAATTAGATTGGTCT